CTGGGGACTACGGTGCGGCCACCGCCTCTGGGTACTCCGGTGCGGCCACCGCCTCTGGGTACTCCGGTGCGGCCACCGCCTCTGGGCGCTCCGGTGCGGCCACCGCCTCTGGGTACTCCGGTGCGGCCACCGCCTCTGGGAAGGACAGCCGTGCACGGGGTGGGGTCGGCAATGCCCTGTTCCTCACCGAGCGCGACGCCGACTGGAAAATCATCAACGTCGCCGCGGTGATCGTCGACGGCAAGAAGATCAAGGCCGACACCTGGTACACGCTGCGCGACGGGAAGGTCGTGACGGCGTGACCACCCGCACTTTCACGGCGCTCGCGGCGGTGAGCACGCCGTGAGCGACATTCGACCAGAACAGGTGCAGACTGACGGGCCCGGCCCTGACGTCTACGACATCGACTTCCCCTGGACCCGACCACCGCTCACCGCGAACCAACGACTCCACCACCTCCGCCGGGCCGAAATCACAAGAAACACCCGGCGAGCCACATCCTGGCTAGCCCGCCACATCCCCAACCTCGGACGCTGCGAAGTCACCCTCACCTGGACAGTCACCGACCACCGCCGCCGCGACTCCGACAACCTCGTCCCCACCCTGAAAGCAATCTGCGACGGCCTCGTCGACGCCGGCATCACCACCGACGACACGCCCGACCTGATGGTCAAGCACATGCCGATCATCATCCACGGCGACACCGCAGCCATCCGCCTCCGAATCACAAGACTCGGAGCGCTCGCCGCATGACCAACGTCGCGATCGCGGAACCGCCGGTCTCCGCCTACGAGATGTGGCTGCTCGAGCAGTCTTGGGCCGCCCCGTACCCGCCGAGCGGGATCACCTTCACCGACTTCTTCTGCGGCTTCGGCGGATCCTCAATCGGTTTCACCGAGGCCGGTCTGCAGCTCGTCTGGGCGGCCAACCACTGGGACCTCGCGATCGAGAACCACGCCAACGCGTTCCGCCTCGCCGACCACTTCCTCGGCGACATCTCGGGATACGACATGCGCCGCGTGCCGTCCGCCGACGTCGCCTGGCTGAGCCCGGAATGCACCTGGCACTCGCCTGCCGGTGGACGCAAGCGGGTGCGCGCCGAGCTCGACGCCCTCTACCCAGACGAATACGTACCCTCCGCAGCCGGTGAGCGCTCGCGGGCGACTATGTGGGACGTCATCCGGGCAGCCGAGGCGAAGGCCTTCAAGGTCGTCGTGGTCGAGAACGTCGTCGAGGTGACCACATGGCCGCTGTTCGACACCTGGCTGATGGCGATGGAGAACCTCGGCTACAGCCGTCAGATCATCTGCGTGTCGGCCGCGCACGTCGGCGACGAGTTGAACCCGCGCGCTCCCCAGTGGCGCGACCGGATCTACTTTGTCTTCTACAAGAAGTCGATCCCGTTTCCGATCATCGAGCCTCGCCCGCTGGCGTGGTGCTCGCAGTGCGAGGCGGTCGTCGAGTCGCGGCAGTCCTGGAAGCGCACGGATCGCAAGCACCGTGTGGGGAAGTATGGCCCGCAATACCTGTACGTGTGCGCCGCCGGCCAGCACGCGTCCCACGTCGTCGAACCCTTCGTGCTGCCCGCTGCCGCCGCGATCGACTGGTCAGACCTCGGCACCCGGATCGGCGATCGCCCGCTGAAGGAGTTCTTCTCCGACAAGGCCCGCACCCAGTCGCTGGGATGGCACCACCTCGCGCCGGCCACCCTGCGCCGCGTCGGCATCGGCTACCGGATGTTCGGTCGTCCCGTCGTCGCTGCGACCGCCGGCAACACCTTCGACTCGGCATCCGGGAAGGGCGGCAACTACTACCGCGTCGCCGACCCCGAACAGACCCCGCTGCAGTCCCGCGTCGCAACGGGTCAGGATGCACTCGCCGTCCCGCCGTTCGTCACGAACATGCGCCACGGCAAGGACGACCACGGCCGCGACTACCTTCCTTCCGAGCAGCCGCTCCCGACCGCGCAGACGAAGATCGGCGACGGCCTCGTCGTTCCGCCGATGATCGTCGCCGGCTACGACCACAAGGGCGGCGACGCACGCCGCGTGAAGGCAACCGACGACACCCCTCTCGGCACGGTCGTCGCGAACGGCCGCGGGCACCACCAGCTCGTCGTGCCTCCCTTCGTCGTGGAGCAGCGAGGCACCAGCACCGCTCGCGGATCCGCCGAACCCCTGGGCGCCGTCACCGCTGGCGGCAACCACCACGGCCTCACGATCCCCGCCGACGCCTACCTCACCCGCTCCTTCGGCTCACGCGGCAACGACGAGCACCTCAGCACATCACCGCTCGAACCCACCCACCCGATCACCGCTGCCACCGGCGCCAACCACAACCTCGTCGTCCCCGAGGGCGCGTACCTCACCGAGTACTACGGCCAGAGCACAGCACGCAGCATCGAACGCCCCCTCGGCACCGTCACCACCCGCGAGCACCACGCCCTCGTCGTCCCGCCCGCCCGCGGCGCTCGGCGTCCCCCGCTGATCGAGATCCCCGACGCCGAGCTGCAGGACGCGATTCTCAACTCCCGGTTCCGTCCTCTCGGCCCGCTCGAGCATGGCCGTGCTCAGAGGTTCCCCGACGGCTACGCCGTGAAGGGGAACAAGGGTGCTCGAACCCGAGGCTTCGGCAACGCCGTTGCGTCGAATGTCGCTCACTGGATCGGCCGCCAGGTCGTCGTCGCGCTCAGCGGCCAGGTCGCACGATCGGAGCGCGCCGCGTGACCACCTACGACGACTTCCTGGCTGAGAAGCTGGCCCGCACTCACCTCGGCGGCGAGGCGATCGATACCGGATCCGTTAACCCGATCCTGCACGACTGGCAGAAGCGGATCGTCGCAAAGGCCGTCGGTGGTGAGCGGGAGGCGATCTGGGCTGACACGGGCCTGGGCAAGACCTTCATGCAGGTCGAGTGGGCGCGCCTCTCTGTGCCCGACGGTGGCCGCGGCCTGATCGTCGCGCCGCTGGCCGTGTGTCAGCAGACGATCCGTGAGGCCGCCAAGCTCGGCGTCGACGTCACGTACCGACGTGAGGACGGCGACTGGGACGGGTTGTCGATCACGAACTACGAGATGACCGACCGATTCGACGCGACCACGCTCCACGCCGTGGCGCTCGATGAGGCGTCGATCTTGAAGGACGTGACGAGCAAGACCCGCGATCGGATGATCTCGGAGTTCCGCCCCACGCCGCGGCGCCTGGACTGCACCGCGACCCCGTCACCCAACGACGTGGTCGAACTCGCGAACCATGCAGAGTTCCTCGGCGTCGCGACCAGGCGCGAGATGCTCGCGACCTACTTCGTTCATGACGCTGTCGGGTATCGGGTGAAGGGTCATGCGCGCGGGCCCATGTACCGGTGGATGGCCGGGTGGGCGACCGCGCTACGCCGACCATCCGATCTGGGGTTCTCGGATGAGGGTTACGACCTGCCTCCGTTGACGATCGTCGACCAGGTTGTCGACGCGGCCATCGAGGCGCCGGCTGATCAGTTGTTCGCGTTCGATCTGGGCGGAGTTTCTGGTCGAGCGAAAATCCGGCGCGAGACCCTCAGTGCGCGGGTGGAGCGTGCCGCCGGGCTGGTGACCTCTGAGCCTGATGAGCCGTGGCTGCTGTGGTGTGGACTGAACGACGAGGCAGACTCCCTCGCGCGGGCCCTGCCTGGTGCCGTCAACGTGCACGGGTCGCTGGCACCTGAGGAGAAGGCCGAGCTGCTGCTCGCCTTCGCTGACGGTGAGATCCGGACGCTGATCACGAAGCCGTCGATCGCCGCGATGGGCCTCAACTGGCAGCACTGTGCCCGGATGGCGTTCGTGGGCCTGTCGGACAGCTACGAGGGGTACTACCAGGCGATCCGCCGCTGCTGGCGGTACGGGCAGACCCGCGAGGTCATGGCGCACATTGTCGTGTCCGAGGTGGAGGCGCAGATCCCCGAGAACGTGCGCCGCAAGGAGCGTGACCACCGCTCGATGACCGATGAGCTGATCGCTGGGATGCGGCAGCTTGCCTATTGGAAGGCTGCATGATGCAGACCCCGACGGATGCGTACGTGACCGAGGAGACTCGCGGGGATGCGTGGGAGATGTGGCTCGGCGACTCGTGCGAGCGGATGGCCGAGATCCCCGACTGCTCGATCGACCTGAGCGTGTGCTCGCCTCCGTTCGCGCAGCTCTACAACTACTCGCCGAGCCCGCGCGACCTGAGCAACAGCGCGGATCGGGCCGAGTTCTTCAAGCACTACCGGTTCATCATCGACCAGCAGCTGCGCGTCACGAAGCCCGGGCGGATCGCCGCAGTACATGTGCAGCAGATCACCCTGCAGAAAGTGATGCACGGCTACGTCGGGCTGACCGACTTTCGCGGTCAGGTGATCCGTGAGTACGAGGACGCCGGCTGGATCTTCTGGGGCGAGACCACCGTGTGGAAAGACCCTCAGGAACAGGCGATCCGCACGAAGGCTTCCACGTTGTTGTTCGTCACCTTGAAGCGGAACCGCCTCGAGGTGCGCCCGGGTCTCGCTGACTACCTGCTGCTGTTCAAGAAGCCGGGCGAGGCGGAGGTGCCCCTGCCGACTCGTGACAACGAAGTGACGCAGGAGGACTGGATCAAATGGGCGTCACCGGTGTGGACGGACATCAAGCAGGGCAACACCCTGAACGTGCGGGTCGCGAAGGACGACGCTGACGAGCGCCACATCGCCCCATTGCAGTTGGAGTTCATCGAACGCGTGGTGCGGTTGTACTCCCAGCCGGGCGAGACTGTGTTCTCGCCATTCGGGGGGATCGGGTCGGAGCCGTACACAGCGGTTCGGCTTGGCCGGCGTGGGTTCGCGATCGAGTTGAAGCCGTCGTACTACCGCACGGCCGTCGACAATCTGCAGGCGCTCGAGCGGCAGCTCGCGCACCCGACCTTGCCGGACCCCGCATGAACCTGCGGATCGTGCCGGTGTCGCTGAGAGAGGCGCAGGCCTTCGTCGAAGCGCACCATCGTCACCACGGTGCACCACGCGGCCACAAGTTCTCCCTCGGCGTCGCCACCGATCAGATCCTCGTCGGCGTCGCGATCGTCGGCCGGCCGATCTCACGCGTGATCGCCGCCGAACGCCCCTGGACGCTCGAAGTGCTGCGCACCGCAACCGACGGCACTCGCAACGCCAACAGCGCCCTCTACGGAGCAGCCTGGCGCGCAACCCGAGCACTCGGATTCGAACGCCTGATTACCTACACCCAGGAAGGTGAGACCGGCGCCTCACTCCGCGCCTCAGGCTTCCGGGTCCTCGGCGAACGACCAGCCCGCGGCGGATGGGACATGCCCTCCCGCCCCCGACGCGACCGCGGAACCGGCGGCGTCGCCCGCACTCTCTGGGAGCGTGACTCGTGAGCCCCCTCGCGAAGCGATCGCGTTCGCAAGTGGAGAGGGTCCGCGATGCCATCTACCTCCGTGACGACTACCGGTGCCTCGTCGCCGGATCGGCATGGGCCGCCAAGTTCCCGTGCGCGGGTGGACTCACCATCCAGCACGCCATCGGGAAGGGCATGGGCGGTTCGGCGCAGTTCGACCGGCCCGAACTGCTGCGGACGTTCTGCTGGGTGCACAACACTCTCGCGGAGGCCGATGCTGACTTCGCGATGGCGGCTCGCCTCTTCGGGTGGTCGCTGCCGCGCATCCGCATCGACATCGATCCCGAGTACGTTCCGGTCCGCTATCCCGACGGCCGCGACTACCGGCTGACGAACGACTTCCAGCGTGAGCTGATGGTGCCCGCCGATGTCGTCGAATGGCGCAACACCTTCTATGGGCAGGTGGTGCGCTGATGTCGTTCATGGCGAAGTACGAGGGCCAGTGCGACGACTGCCGAGAAGCGATCGCAATCGGCGACGTGATCGAGCAGAAGCCGAACGGACGATACGTCCACGAGGTCTGCCCTGAGGCACCACCCGACTACGACTTCGAACTGAAGCCCGGCGAGGTCGTGTGTGACGTCTGCTTCCTCGTGAAGCCCTGCTCCTGCGAGGTGTCCTGATGGTGTGGCAACGAACCGACGACCAGTACGGGGTGTCACGGAAGGTGACCAGGATCAGTCGCAAGCCGATCGAGGTTCCGACTCGACTCGCGGCAGTCGGACTCGACCATCTGGCGATGAACTACTCGGTGCGGCATCACACCGACGGCGTCATCGACATGACCGAGCTCGACGAACTGATGGCGATGCCGGAACTGATCGACGCTCTCGTGGCCGTGGATCGGTGGCATTTGGCCGGTCACGACTGCGCCAGGTGCATCCAGCCGCCCGAGGGATCAATCGTGATCCATGACTTCCTCGTATATAACCCTGATTCGGCCACCGTTGCCGCTGGGAACGACGCAAAGCGCGCGGGTGCCCTTCTGGCCAACCACAACCGTTGGCACGTCAAGGGGGGTATTTCGGTCGCTACCTGCTCACTCTGTGTGATCAGTGAAGCGACAGGTAAGCGAGTCACTAAGGGAGTCGCTTCGGAGTCGCTTCGGAATCCCCCGTCCCCGTCCCCGATCCCGGATAAAGACAGACAGACCGTAGAGACCCCCGTAGAGGAATCTCACGAGATACCCGCGCGAGCCGATCAAACCGATGAGGAGTTCCTTGTCACGTCAGCAGGCAAGCTCGGCATCAAGCGCCTGAACCGGGTGGTGAACGCGTTCGCCCCGATCGTCGGAGCCATCGACTCACCGATGCGGCTCGCGTTCGCGGTCGACGTCGCCGGCGCTGTTCTCGACCTCGCGACTCGGCACGTCCGTTACCCGGAGCGATATCTCGAGCAGGCGGCGCGCCAGTCGCCGGATGTGATCCGCGACGAGTGGAAGCGCGTCGCCGAGAATGCCCCGGCGGTGAACTCGTGACGTGGCTGAACCCGGACTGCCGGGACGGGAAGCATCGCGCCTGCCGCGGCGATGCGTGGGACGTCCAGAACGACCGCGCGACGAACTGCTGGTGCGAATGTCATCAGATCGATCTCGCCCGAACACGTGTCGTGCTGGCCGGTCTCCAAGGCGACCAGGAGCGTCTGCACGCTGAGCTCGAGTTGACCGGGATCTTGTCATTCGCTGACCGTGCCGACTGGTTGCTGTCGCACCGGTCGCCCGACGAGCAACTCGCCTGGCGCCGCCACTGGCTCGCGCTCGGCCTCACGGACATCGCACCTGGGCGGCGTATCCACGGCGCCCACTCGCCGACACCGACTTCGCCGTGCGTCCGCTGCGGCCTCTTGCGCAAGGTCCGCGTCGGACGCGGGTCGCTGTGCGCCGACTGCAGATACGTCCTCAGCGACGACGAGATCGCCCTCTGGGCGGAAGGGAACGCAGCGTGACCATCGAGAAGGGCGACTTCGTGATCGCCAAGGTGTCCGGCAACGGTGGCCTCGCTCGCGGGTATGGCTACCGGGCCTACAACCGCGGCGACGAACTGCTCGTGACCAGCGTGCGGCCGCATGCCCTGAACGTCCGGCATGCCAGCGGTGGTGCGGTGTTCCATGTCCCGTGGTCGTCCGTCGACAAGCCGACTCGTCGCATCGGGGAGGTGCCCGCGGGCGGCATCGAAATCGACGATCCGCGCATCCAGTGGATATTCGAGGACGCCGGCCGACTCGCTGACCGGTTCGGCTACTGCCGCGTGTACGAGCAGATCGCCGAGCAACTCGGAGCACCTGGTCGGGAGCGGACCTTCACGATCAAACTCGCGATCACCGACGGCATCGAGGTGACGGCGAAGGTTGTCGCCCGGTCCAAGAAGCTCGCCGAGCAGGAGTTGCGTTCCCGCTTCGGCGCGAGTCCGATGCCCGAGGTGAAGGCGGTGACTGCGCATGGTTGAACCGCACGAGCACGACTTCTGGCTCACCCTGGGCGGGGAGTACCGGTGCACCTTCCCGGGATGCGGAGCCACCAAGCAGCCGGGTCGCCAGCAGCCGCCCGCTGCTGATCTGAGCGTGCTCGAGCAGGTGACCGTGGACCGGTTCGGCATCTTCGACGAGGAGGTCGACGATGCCCGGATCTGATGGTCTGCCGATCCGCCTCTCGTCGAACGCGAAGCATTCGGATTGCCCTGGTGTGCACCCGTCCGACCACCGCGTCACCTGCGACTGCGCCTGCCACAAGAACCGATGAAGGAGAAGCTGTGCCCGACACGACTGTGATGCCCACGCCCGAGAACTGCCCCGAGCCGTATTGGCATCAAACCCACCGGTACTGCCCAGCCTGCACGTGGACCGAGGAGTACGACATGCCGGCCGAGGTCACCGAGCTCGGCGAGGACGGCGAGTCATGGATGGTCACCCACGCGAACGACACGCCAGGAGCGCTCGCCGCCGTGCTGGAATACGAGCGCGCCGCCGGAAATCGCAGCGTCGCCGAGATGGTCGAACTCGAAGATCAACTCACTCGGGCTACCGCAGAGCACCGAACGGACTGGTGGTACTGCCCCGCGAATCGTGACGCAGATTACGTGCTCCGCAAAGGCGAGGACGTTCCGGTCCCGGTCGCGTTCGCGGGGACATGGGTGTCGCTGTGACCGCCGACACGACCGATCCCGGTTGGCACCGTGGCGACTGGATGCAGACGTTCACGGGCCGCAAGTTCTACCCGACGGCACCGCTCGCCGACGACATCGACATCGTCGACATTGCGCATGCCCTCAGCCACCTGTGCCGCTACGCCGGACACGTCGACCGGTTCTACTCCGTGGCCGAGCACTGCGTGAAGGTCTCAGAGTGGGTCGAGGCCGTCACCGGAGACACGGGCGCGGCGCTCGAAGCGCTGCTGCACGACGCCACGGAGGCCTACGTCGTCGACGTTCCTCGCCCCCTGAAGGTGCAGCTGCCCGACTACCGCCGAGCCGAGGGCCGCGTGCAACTCGCTGTATGGCAGCGGTTCGGCCTGCCCACCCGCCGGCGATGGTGGGGAGCGATCCAACCGATTCCGCGGATCCCGGTCGAACAGTCATGGATCGACGACGCGGCGCTCGCGGAGTGCATCGACGAGTGGCTGCCGGACTTCATCGCCGCGGTGGAACGGCCGCTGCATCCCGATTCGGGGCCTCTGCTAGAGCGTGCTGTCGAGCGGGTGCGTTCCTCGTTCCAGGACACCTACGGCTTCATGGTCGGCGATGACCCGGAGCGCGACATCAACGGCGGCGAGCTGCTGGTCGCTCAGGAGCAGACGATCCAGATCCTCTACGGCTGCGCGGCGTGGATCGTCGCGAACAGGAGCGAACCGTGACGAGTCCGGCGCCCACCCCTGCGAGAGCACCGCGGCCGCGAGTTGGATCGCCGATCATCTTCCGCCCCACGAAGGACGCGCCCGAACGCGTGGTGAAGCCGTGCTCGTGGAAGCACCGCGAGTACTGGCTGTCCGGCTACATCGTCGCGTCCTGCAAGAAGTGCTGCGACAGCCTCGAATACCTCAACCCTGACGAGGCTTCGGCGCTCGCCGCAGACCTCACCCAAGGAGCATGAAGTGAACGACACGAACCCTGATCTGCTGGCTGCCGTCGATGCGTTGACGAAACCGGACGTCCTGACCCGCTTCACGGGTACGGATCACGACCACGACTGGCTCGAGCTGTGGCGGTCGACGACGCCTGAGGAGCGGTTGGCGATGCGGGAGTTCAACGCGTCGCGTCCGCGTGCTGAACGCCGGCCGATTCCGAAGTCGGTGAAGACCGGCGAGTTGTGGTGTCCGTGGTGCGAGGTGACGGTCTCGGAGAGGCCTGGCGCGGTCATCCCTGAGCAGATCGACCGCCACGACGACGCTCCGTTGCTCGATCAGCTTGAGCAGCTCATTCGCGGCTCGCTCGGAGATAACAGGGCGAAGGGCGCTCAGTCGGGAGGGAGCCCGATCAACCTGTCGGCGTACGGGCTGTGGCAGTCGATCGATTCGACGGTGCGCGGGTGGATGGCCGATCTCGGCGCCCGACCGGGCAAGAGCATCACGCTCGCTCAGTTGCTGCGGTCCTGGTACACGCTGCGTCTGGCCGGCACGCATCCGGTGGGCGAGGACGAGCAGTTCCGGTCGAAGGTCGCGCTCTGGGAGACTGCGGTGCGCGACATCCTTGATCCGCCGACTCAGATCCCCTACATGGGTCAGGCGTGTCCTCTGTGCGGTCAGACGAGCGCTCCGGGCACTGATGGTGACGGCGATGCGGTGGCGCTGTGGGCGTTCCTGCGGCCGACGTACCGGATGGAGGGCTCGTACGGTCTGTGCAAGGCCTGCGGTGAGGTGCTCGCCCGCGACAACGATCCGCTGCGCCTGCGGCAGAAGATGAACGGCACCATCAACGGCAAGCCCGCATTCGCCATCCACTCGACCGAAACCCCGACGACGAAATGAACCAGCGCGCCGCGTTCGACGAGACCGTGCGTCTTGCACAGGACAGCGGGATGCCGCTGAATCCGGGAAACCCACTCGGCCTCGATCACATGTTCGAGATGCAGGCGCGCATCATGCCTGGGTTCTCGGAGGCAAAGCTCGGCCGCTGGCTCGGCTGGGCGCAGGCCGCTCTCGTCGGTTCGGGGGTCGGCGTAACCCTCGATGACGTGAAGCAACTGAACCTGCGCCACGCTGCCGATGACCTCTCAACGGCGCTCGCCGAGGTATCGACCACTGCCCTGCATTCGATCGTCGATCAGCAGGATACGTGGATTCGAGCGCAAGCGGCCGCTGTGGGCGTGACGGTCGAGGAACTTGCCCAGGACTACGAGATCAAGTGCGACCCCGTGGAGATGCTCGAAAGAGAAGACGGCATCTACCGCGCCACCCAGCGGATGCGACTGCGCAGACGCGAATCCGACGGAGTAGGTTGACCGCATGGACGCCGCCGAGATGATCGAGTCCCTCGTCGACCAGGAGTACGCGACCCGGCTCGCGTGCTGCCGCGCTGGCCGGGTTTCCTACCCGGAACCGTGCCCGTGGCACGGCGAGTCCGATCCCATGTATGCGCACACGCGCGAACGCGAACCGATCGGGTCGTCGCGTGCCCGATAGGGACCCGAGCGCGCAGGGTCTGTACACCGTCGGCTACCTGGTCTCGGTCGCCTACTTCAGGTGGCTGGTTCATGCCGCGTTCCGCGAGATGATGACTCATGGTGAGGCCATCATCGGGATCGCCATGTACGAACTCGATCAGGCAACCATCGCCGCCACCGAGGCGTTCGAAGCGTTCGCGCTCGCGGTGGGCGACCTCGACGCGGAAGAGGCCGAGCTGTTCGATTACATCACTCGCGACGAGGCAGCCGACACGCCTAGCAGCAGCGAATGACAACGGTGTGATTTTTCGGCTAGAGTGAAGCCATCTCGGACAGGTATGTCCAGATGTTGAAGCCCCGCAGCGAATCTCGCTCGGGGCTTCTGCCGTTTCTGGTGCGGGGTAGGGCAGTTGGTAGCCCGCCGGGCTCATAACCCGGAGGTCGTCGGTTCAAGTCCGACCTCCGCAACTCTTTTCAGGCTCGAGCGGCGCTCGCAGCAGCAACGATGTCGAGAGGCTCGAATGGCGAACGCGTTCATCACCGTCTACATGACTGGCGGGATGAAGATGGATCGTCACCCTGTCTCGGACTACCCCGCTGATGCGCGAGTGTGGGAGCAACCCACCGAGCAGATGCCGCAGAAGCCACAACTCGGCCGCCTGGCCCGGTCGGTGAAGCCGCATGGGGAACTGATCGTCTGCACCGACTCTCTCCGTCGAACTGACATCCCCCGCGAACTGCGGTCCACGGTCACCTTGCGCGAGACACCGTCATTGGCCGGCAACTTCTTCTTCGAGCGTTGGGATGTCATTCGTGACGTCCTGCTCGAACGCACCGACCTCGATCTCGTGTACGTCGCTGACGGTCGCGACGTGATCGTGGTCAGGGACCCCTGGGACTACATTCAGCCCGGAACGCTCTACACCTGTACCGAGCCGACAATGCTGCCTGGGTTGCGTCGATGGCGGGGACAGCCCATGGGCGTGTCCGGATTCATCAACGACACCCGCTACCACTCATCGCCGACGATTCAGAAGTGGATTCGCCGCAACCCAAACCGGGTTGCGTTGAACGCTGGCGTGGTAGCCGCTGACCGGAAGACGATGCTCCGCCTGGCCGAGCATATGGCCACGCATCGCCTGTCGGAACACGTCCAGGGCGACTACACCGACATGGCGCTGTTCAACTGGCTCGCATATCTCGAATTCAACGTGGTCGGCTCGGAAGAATGGATTGGGGCGAAATGTCACTGGGAGATCGACGCGCCGAAAGCGCGAGTCCTGCACGTGCCCTGACATTCCTGCTCACCGGTGCTGACGGGTTCGTCGGCGCCCACATCCTCGACCACCTGCTGACCGTCACCACCGCTCATGTGATCTGCATGGTGCGGTCCACCCCGCGGCGGCTTCCGCTGATCCTGGCCGGGCATGACAGCTCCCGGGTCACGATCGTTCAGCATGACCTCCTGAATCCGATCCCGGAGTCGCTGATTGGGCACGTGGATGTGGTGATCTCGGCAGCTTCGTCGACCGACATCGCTGGCAGCATCGCCGACCCCCGCAGGGTGTTCCTGCCGAACCTGGCGGCGATCGCGAACCTGGCCGAGTGGGCGCGACTGCGTGACCTCGAGGCGTTCGTTCAGATCTCCACCGAGGAGGTCTACGGCCCGGCACCAGATGAACCCCATCAGGAGTGGGAGCCGATCAGGCCTTCGACGCACTACTCAGCGTCGAAGGCAGCGCAGGAGTCGTACCTGATCGCCTCGTGGCGGTCGCACGGGCTGCCGCTGGTGATCCTGAACTCGATGAACCTGATCGGGCCGACGCAGGCGCCGTCGAAGCTGATCCCGACCGTGCTGCGGAAGCTGCTGGGCAGCGAACCAGTGCCTCTGGTCGTGGACTGGTACGAACCGCAGTCAGGATCGGGCGAAGAGTCCCTCCGGCAGTACATGCACCCTCGGGTGCTCGCCTCGGCGATCCTGGCGGCGATCCCCGAAGCGCGACCTTTCAACGGCGACCCGTTCCCTGCCCGCTTCAACGTGGCCGGCACCCAGATTGGGAACGTGGCGCTCGCGCACATGATCTCGGACGTTTCCGGTCTGCCGCTGAAGTGGGTGCCGCTGCAGGCCGACCACGCCCGGCCGGGTCACGAGAAGGTGTTCGCCCTTGATGACTCGAAGCTGCGTGCCCTCGGATGGGAACCGCCAACATCGCTCGCCGAGGATGTGCGCGACACGGTGGAATGGATGCTGGCGAATCCGGAATGGCTGACCGATGACATCGTGGTGCCTCGCGTTCCCCTACTGCCCGAACGAGCCAGTTCGAGCTGAAGCATTCGAGATCGTCCGCGGCTTCTACGCTCACCACTTCCCCGACATCCCTCAGCTCGTCCACTCAGCCACCGCGATCGGTGAGCCATTCCTTCGGGCAAGGACCCGCAACGAGCTCGTGCAGATGGCGGACGGCTTCGACGTCGTGGTCCTGGTCGACGCGGACACTCTGCTGTGGCCATCCGCGATCACCAGCAAGGTTGCCGCGGCGGGCGAGCAGGGCTTCTACCTGGGCAAGCCGTTCCTCCGTGGCGTGAACGTCCCGCTCGACGGATTGCAGCTGCTCGCTGACTGCAACCTGAATCAGTGGCCGCACGCCAGATTCAACGACCCCGGCGCTGCGTGGATCGTCCGCCCATCATCCTGGTGGCGTGCCGGCGGGATGGACGAGAACTTCACCTCATGGGGCGGCGAGGACGAGTCCTTCATGTACCTGTTCTCAGCCCTCGGCGGTGTCACCGAATACGACCACCTCGCCGCGGTGAAGGCCGAGCATGCACAGCCACGATGGCGGCAAGCAGAGGGCTGGCTTCAGACGCTGCAGCGAGAGTTCGTCTGCAGGCACGTCGCCGAGCATCCTGAATTGGTACGGGAATGGCTGGCTGTCCGTGATCAGCCAGGGATCGTCGAATCCTGGATCAAACGCTTCGCGATCACCGATCGCCGCCTAGAACGTGCGGCCACCTCGGCGATCTCCCGGACATGAGACACCCACCACCCCCGGGGGACCCCCTCGGACCCGAAACGCTCCCGCCCAGGGGCAAAGGGGTCGGTATGTCGGTGAGTTTCCACAAATTGGCAGGGGGCCCACCATGCCGTCCCTTGGTCTGGATCTGCGCCGCGTCGACCAGCGCGCGCGCGACTCGGTTACGGCTGCGGTCTTCGCGGAGGAGACCCACTGCCACCTCTGCCTGAAGCCGGTCGATAAGCATCTCCGAGCAGGCATGCCGGCATCGCCCGAGGTTGACGAGATCATCCCCGTCTCACTCGGCGGTGACCCGCTGCAACGGTCCAACTGCAGATTGGCCCACAAGTCGTGCAACGCGCGCCGCGGCAACATGACCGTCGCGGAGTTCCATCGTCGATACCTCCAGGTGGAGGGACTCGTCACAAGCCATGCCTGGTGAACGACCAGGCCCATCCTCGTCCGGGAACTCCGGGCTGGAGCGGAGCCCCCATGACCGACAACGTCATCGACCTGAAGCCAGCCACTCGCCCGCGGGGCCGGCCTAGGAAGAACGCCGGCGCCAACGCGACCGTGACCGCTGACGAGCTCGTCTCCGACGATGACCTCGTCGCCCTCGACGCCCTCGTGCGACTCACCGCACAGAAGATGGCCCGAGCCGATGTGTCCGAGCGCGACTACGCGGCTCTCGCCCGCACTTACCGGCAGGCGATGCTGGACCTGAAGGAAGCCAAAGATCTGGCGGCCGCATCGAGACTAGGCCGCGGCCGGCGACGAGTGGTCGGCGGACGGTCCATCGATGGGGACATCTAGGCGCGCCAAGCAGCCTTCCCTCTCCGAGGTTGCCGCCCGACTCGAACGGCCCAGAAACGCCGCCGGCGAGGTCGTCGCGATTGCGCAGTCGGTCTACCCGCAAGTCGCGGCCACACTCGAAGACCTGTCGGTGCCGATGGACCGCTGGCAAAGCGGCATCCAGCAGCTGACCCTCGCGCAAGCACTCGACGGTTCATACCTGTGCCGCGTCGATGGCGTCACTCTCTCGACATGCCGCCAGGTCGGCAAAACCTACACCTTCGGCTGGCTCTTCTTCGCCCTCGCTATCACATTCCCCGGGCTGAACATGGTGTGGACAGCCCACCACGAAGACACCACAATCGAGACCTTCGAGAACATGGTCGAGATGGCGGCCGAGGCGCTGGTGCGGCCGCACATCAAACGCATCTACCGCGCGAAGCCGACCTGGTCCATCTTCTTCAAGAACGGATCACGCATCCGGTTCGCAGCTCGCGAACGTGGCTTCGGTCGCGGCAAGGCCGGCGTCGACGTGATCATGTTCGACGAGGGCCAGATTCTTTCTCAAGCAGCAGTCGAGAACATGACGGCCGCGACGAACATCTCCCCGATCGGGATCAAGATATTCGTCGGCACCCCGCCGCGACCTTTCGACAGATCACAGGTGTTCCGCCGCAAACGGCAGAACGCGCTGCATCCTGTCGTAGGTGTTCCGTTCCGCGGTTCGTACATTGAACTCGCTGCGCCGGCCGACTCCGACTGGCGGGATGACGCCGCCACCAGGATCGCGAACCCCGCCTACGCACTCGGGCGAGTTCCGCAGGACGCAATCGACTCGCTCAGATCCGACCTCGGCGAGGAGTCCTACCGCCGTGAAGGCATGGGCATCTGGGACTCCGACCTCGTAGACTCCGCTATCGATCTCGAGGCGTGGGAATCTGGCACGGTTCCATCGCTCGACAAGAACGGCGAACTGGTCCCAGGCAGCGACGACATCCCCGGTGATGTGCTCGGCTACTCGGTAGACGTCTCGTTCGACCGTCTTGTAGTTATCGGTGTAGCGACCAAGCACCCTGATGGCCGCGTGCATGTCGAACTCGCCCAGGCCGACTACGCGTTCCAGGTTGACGGTGTCGTCGAGTGGTTGCGAACGCGAGCCCGCCGCCGCCCGATCGCGATGTTGTCCGGCAACTCGAACAATGCCCCCCTCGCCGAGGGTCTGCGCCGGGCCGGCATGAACGTTGTCGACGTCAACCCCAACGGGTGGGCGGCAGCATCCGCAGCTTTCCAGGCTGCAGTGCGCGATCGGCGTGTGACTCATTTGCGCGGGCAGGACATGCTCGACGCTGCTGTGGCAACATCCACAGCCCGCCAGTACGGCACCCAGGGCGGGTGGGCGTTCAACCTGTCGAAGACCCCGGTCCCGGTCGGCCCTCTCGTTGTGGCTGCCTTGGCATTCCAGCAAAGCGGCACAAGGCCGAGACGAGGAGGTGTGTGGTGACCGATCAGCTCGATGTTGCTGGTGTGAAGGCGCTGCTCGCTGAGCTCATCCCGGAACTGCAGGCGAAAAGGCGACGCCTGAAGGGTGTCATCGAGCAGTTGCGTGCAGAGTCGAAGGTGTGGGCGCCGCGCGGCCTGACCCGTGAGCACCGGTACCTCGAGGGGTTGACGCACACCCCGTGGGGGTCGAAGGTCGCGACCACATTCGCGCAGGAACTGTCCGTGTCCGGCTACCTGACCGCATCATCTCAGCCGGGGGACAACGATCCGGCTTGGGCGATGTGGGACAAGGCGCGGATGCCTCTGGTGTCCGACATCACGATCCGTGAAGCGTTCCAGTACGGAGAGTCTTTCGTCGCGGCGCTGTCCTCGTCGCGTGAGGGGTCGGCGATCGCGAAGCCTTTGCCGCCGCATCACACGGTCGCGTTGTTCGACGATCCTGTCGTAGACGTGTGGCCGCGGGCTGTGCTGGTGACCACCGCTGACCGGAAGACGGGTCGCGCGATCGCCGGGACGGTCTACGCAGCCGAATGGGTTTACAACATCACCTTCCCCGATGGCCTCGAGGCGAGCAGCGCCACCGTCGTCAACGCGTGGAAGCACAAGTCGGTGGACACCCCGGTGGTCCGGTTCATTGATGAGATCGACTCTCAGGGCAACGCGACGGGCAAGATCGAACGCATCCTTCCGCTGCTCGAGCGGATCAAGAAGGACACCTACGACCGGGTGCTCATCCAGCACAAGTCGTCGTGGAAGGTCCGCACCATCTCGGGTCTTCAGGACGAGACCCCGGACGGAGAACCGCTCACGGACGAGCAGCGCGACGCGATGAAGCTGCGGCTGTCGGTCGACGACATCCTCGTCTCGTCAGACGCCAACGCGAAATTCGGGACCCTGGATGAGTCGCCGCTCGGGGACCTGATCAAGGCGAAAGAGTCGGACGTGTACGAGCTGTGCGCGATCTCCCCGATCCCACCGTCAGCGGTCATGCCCGGCAACATCTCCAACATCTCAGCCGACGCGATCGCCGAACTCCGCAACGGGTTCGAGAACCGCGTCTCGGACCACAAAGAAGTCCTCGGCGAGGCGTTCGGATGGCTGATCCGCGCGCTCGCATTGCAGGCCGGGCAGCCGACCGACCCCGAGACCCAGGCCCGAATCCAGTGGCAGGACCGGTCCGTGCGGTCGCTCGCTCAGGCGTCGGCAGCATGGTCGCAGGTTGTCGCGCAGATGAAAGTGCCGGCCGAGATGGTGTGGTCGAAGCTGCCCGGCGTAACGCAGGGCGAGGTCGAGCAATGGGCGAACTACGCGAAGAAGCAGCAGGGACGTGACCTGGTGAACAGCATCTTCCAGCCGCCTGCACCGCAACCCGCTCAGCCGCAGCCGCCCGCTCAGCCCCCGCAGGTCGCTCCGTGACCGTCACCGCTGATCTGCTGCGGGAACGCATCGACCTCGTCATCGCCGACATGGAGCGACAGTTCAGCACCTTCACCCCACAACTGACCGAGCTGATGCCGGCGGTCCTCCGCGGTGACCGGGCAGCTGTGGCGCAGCTGCAGTTGTTCGGCCGCACCGTGGTCGCACCGATGATCGACCAATACGGATTGGCGACGGGGGCGCTCGCCGCGGACTGGTACGACCTCAACCGGGAACTGCTGCAGGTCGGCGGGGTCTGGGGCGGCGCGACGGTGCAGGACCCGAACGTGGACACCGGCCCGCTCGTCGGCGGCAGCATCATCGATTTCGTCACCGCCGAGTCGATCCTCACCGGCATTCAGGCGGGCATGGATCTGCGGGTACGCCAGGCCGCGCAAGGCACCGTCATGGACAGTGTCATCCGCGACAAGCAGGCGATCGGGTGGGCGCGTGTCGCCTCAGTGGGATGTTGCGCATTCTGCGCTCTCCTCGCCGGCCGCGGTGCCGTGTACCGGACGAAGTTCACGGCAACGTTCTGCCCCCACACCGACTGCCGCTGCCAGGCGGTCCCGCTATGGCAGACCGACCCGACCGGTGAGGCGATGCGGTCCCGTGAAGACACCATCGCGACCCGCCGGCAGCTGACCGACAAGCAGCGTGCCCGGCAGAACAGTCAGGCCTCGAACTGGATAGCGGACAACCGCACCCGGTTGGGTCTGATCTCCTGACTTCCCACCTCACCATCGCGGGAGAACGTCCCGGACCGGTGAGTGGAAGCGGTCAGCGGAACCGCTGACCGACGTCTCCGAACTGGAGCAATCAATGTTCAACCTCAACTACCGTCCGCGTCTTCGATTCGCCGAGAACCCGCCCGCACCAGCGCCGGTCCCGGCCCCCGCTGCTCCGCCTGCCGAGCCGGTGAAACTGCCGGACGATCACCCCCTGGTCACGGCACTGGCCAAGCAGAAAACCGAACTCGCAGCCCTCAAGCAGGAGCGCGACGACGCCAAGAAGGCCCTCGACGACCTCGGCAACAACCAGAAGACCGAAGCCCAGAAGCAGCAGGACCGCATCGACAAGCTCGACGCCGAACTGAAGACCCTCGCCGCCGACAAGCTCCGCGCCGAGGTCGCAGCGGCCAAGGGCGTCCCCGTTGCCCTGCTGTCCGGCAGCACTCAGGCCGACCTCGAGGCGTCCGCGGATGCGCTGATCACGTTCAAGGGCACCCCCGGTTCACCGCTCGGCGGCAACCAGCAGCCTGCTGGCCCGGTCGCCCCGGTGCAGGAAACGCAAGAGAGCCGCGAGGACCGCCGCAAGCGCCTCGAGGCCCTCAAGAGATAGTCCCGCCAGCCGATCGGCTTCCGGGTCCACAGAAAAGAAAGGAAGCCGATCATGGCTAACGTCACGATCAAGGCGGAAGAGGTCATCGACGCCGCCGAACTGTCCCTCTCCCGGGAGGTGGTCCTGCCCCGGCTCTGCTGGACGGACCTCACCCGTGAGAACTTCGTCGGAGCGAAGGACGACACCGTCACCCTTCGCCTGCCCGGCGTCGCCACCGCCACCGTCCGCGCGCTGCGGTCGACCGCGGACGTCACCTTCAACGAGCTCACCGAGACCCCGGTCGATGTGACGCTCGACAAGGACGTGTCGGTCGACCTGAAGTCGTCCCTCGTGGAGCAGACCCTCGACCTGCTCCCGTTCTCGCAGCGGTTCATCGTTCCCGCGACGAAGGCTCAGGCCATCGGCGTGGAGGATGTCATCGCCGCGGCGTTCGACAACGCCGAGCCCCGCGACACGGTGTCGTGGAACGGCAGCGCCGACACGATCAAGTCCGCCATCATCCAGGCGCGCAAGATCCTCAACCAGGGCAACGTCTCCAAGACGAACCGCACGCTCCTGGTGGGTGCGGACGCCGAGGCGGAGATCCTCGAATGGCTGACCTCGATCAACGCATCGCTCAACGGTTCGACTGTCGACGACGCGCTCGGCGAGGCGACCATCGGCCGTCAGCTCGGGTTCAACGTCGTCTCGTCGAACGCCGTCGAAGATGATGCGATCTACGCGTTCGCCCCGTACGCGATCGCGTTCATCGGCTTCGGCCCGGACATCCCGGCCGGTGCGGTTGACGGTGCCCACGGCGAGACCAGCGGCATCGGGTTCTCCATCATCCAGGACTACGACCCGGTGAAGCGGTCCGACCGCCTCTCGGTGCAGACCTACGTCGGTGCGACGTCGGTCGAGGTCGACGGTGTGAACCCGTTCCTGGTCCGCATCGGCGACTTCTCGTAGGTCACCCGATCACCCCACCCAGGCTTTCCGGTCTGGGTGGGGGCACCGGGTTATCTCCTGACGAACGGAGCCCACCATGACCGCGTCCGCATACGCGACGATCGCCGACCTGAAAGCCGCCAGCGGCGACGACACGATCGCCCCCGATGATGCTCGGGCTTTGCGGCTGATCGAGTTCGCATCGGCGAAGATCGACGAGTACTGCGGTCAGACCTTCCCCACCACGGAAGGCGACGACGTACCCCTGATCATCACCTCCGTGTGCGCTGCTGTCGCGGCCCGTGGGTGGCTGAATCCGGCCGGCGCCCAGTCGACGAGTGAGACGACTGGCCCGTTCGGTGAGACGACCACGTTCGGTGCTCCGATGGCGACGTCCTCGGTCCCGATGGCCTTGCGAGCATCGGAGAAGGACGACCTGTCGAACTACAAGATTCGCCGATCCGGGATCAGCACCATCAGCACCTACAGGCCAGTCCCGATCCCGGAAGTGCGATACCTGGAAACCTCGGATGGCGGGAAGCCGTTCCCCTGGCCGGATCCGGACTACCTGTGAAACTCAAGTACACGGTGGCCTGTTCCCGTCCCGCGGTCGCCGTTTGGGCCGATGACTTCGGCAACGTCCAAGGCGCTGCGCGAGCCGAAGCGTCATTCCAGGCCGTATTCGTCCCGCCCGGGACCGCGGTCGGCTCTCAGATCATCGACGGGGTCCTGCGCGAGACGACGGTCACCAAGCCGACGCTGTATGCGATCGGCCGGCCGGATGTGATCTCGAAGGACCCGGTTGTCGTGGATGGTGTTGATGGGTGGGAAGTCGACGGTGACCCTGCCGCGTACACCAACCCGTTCAACGGCCACGAGGCACCTCTCGTGATCGAACTGCGCCGGACGGTGGGCTGATGACTTCCGTTCCTTCCGCCGAGCGGTATGGGTTCCATCTCGAGCTGAACGACGCCGCGCTGCGGGCGCTGCTGAACAGCAGCGAAGTGCGCGCTGCAGTGGCTGCCAGGGCAGAGGAAGCGCAGATGGCCGTCGTCGCGAGCATCGAGGCGACCGCGGATTCCCGGAACGCGCAGAACTACGTCGCCTCGATGTTCACCGACAGCGCGAGCAGCGATGAGTACGGGTTCGACTTCGATGGCCCGTTCTCGCTGGGCGACCGCCCAGTGTCGGTGGTTGGTGTCCGCGGCGGCCGCGGCGCGGATCCCGGGGCGAAGCCGCCGATGCTGATCGAGGCGGAGCATCACGCCTTGACTTCGGTTCCTGGTTTCACGGTCGGTGGGGTGGGGGAGGACATCCGATGATCGAGTCGACGACGTTCTCCGACGTGGAAGCCGCGGTAGTACCGGCGTTGCAGACGATGATCACTGCCGCGGGTTCGAACTCTCCGCTGCATTCCACGATCACATCGAACGAGACCCCATCACCGATCCCAGCGAAATTCGTCTCCGTCGCCTACGCGGGCGGCGGCGGCCGCGACTGGGGTGAAGCCAGCGCGAACATCGGCGTCCGGGTATACGCACCCACCGACACTGCATGCCGTGCCCTCGCGGTCGCTGTGCAGGATGCCCTGTCAACGATCAGCGATGACCGGGTCGAGACCATCCAGGTGCCCGCCGGCGGTGCCCTGACGGTACCCGGTCAGCAGCCGCCGTTCCAGCGGTACTTCGTCGCCACCGTGACCCTGCGCGCCCAGACCGATATCTGACTTCGCCTCTCCTGGCGACCATTGCTCCCTCGCGCGATGCGGGGAGGCCGCGTGATGCGGCTGAGCGAAAGGGGCAACAATGCCCAAAGAACGAGTCCGCGCCAGCGGACGAAACAGCTACGCCGACGTCATGGTCAGGTGGAGCAAAGAAGGTTCAGCAGAGGCCGCGATTCGGCAGAACATGCAAGGTGCCGAAGGTCTTCTGGTCGACCTGTTCATCATCGCCCAAGACACCCCGAATGGGGCGGGTTCGTTCATGTTCACGCCTGAGCACCCGGAGTCGTTCGGGCTCAAACCGGGCAACTCGGTGGGACCGATCAGCATCGATCTCGATCGGACCCAGATCAACCGTCTGATCCGTGTGCTGCGAAACGCCCGAGATGCCGCCTACGGCGTAGACGAGTAATCACATGGCCCGTTGCTCGAAACGTCGGTACCGGGACCGGATAGCTGCGCTGCTCGCGCTCGCGTCGGTGCAGCGCAAAGACGGTTCCCGTCGACCCAAGACCGAGCAACGGGCCTACCGGTGCCCCGACTGCCACGGCTGGCACCTGACCAGCCGCCCCGATACGTCCACCCCGACTCGCGGGTGAGCGAAACCCAACCGAAAGGAAAGACACGTCATGTCTGACGTCTCCCAGGCTTTCGCTCCCGTGCGAGCGAAGCTCTACACCGCATCCCTCGGCACCTCCCTCTCCGGCATCACCGCCTCAAGCTCGCTCCCGATGGCGTTCGAGGACAACGGCGCCATCGACCTGAAGTCCGGGTACGCGTTCTCCCCGGCCGGCGCCCCGACCCGGACCGTGGAGCGCGAGTTCTACGACGACCAGGTGTTCTTCGTGTCCGAGTCGCCCTCGGATGACCTCCCGTACTGGGACATCACCTTCAACGAGTCGAACATCGTCGTCGTCGAGAACGCGTTCGGCGTGTCGGTCGACGAGGACGGCAAGCTCGTCTACCTCGGCGGCATCCCCCCGCACAAGGTGATGGTGCTGGACCTCGCGGACACGGCCTCATCGCCGAAGTCGCAGCGGTTCCTCATCGCCGATGCGTCGGTCGCGATCAACGGCAACATCAACCCGAACGGGTCGGCGAAGCTGCAGAAGACCCCGCTGCGGTTCACCGCCTACCCGTCGTCCGACCTCGAAGGCGGCATGTTCGCCATGTGGTCATCCTGGCTGGCCGACGCGTCGTAACAGCTGGGCGGGGATCGTTCCTGTGCCGACGATCCCCGCCCTCCTCCTTCCGGCGCAGAACGAAAGGCACATCAATGACACAGCAGCAGAAGGCCGTGGACTTCTTCGAGTTCCTCAACCCTCTCGACGGTGAGAAGTACACCCTTCCGCCGTATCAGCAGGCTCTGTACGCCGACAAGATCGAAGAGTTCGCCGACACCATCCCGGAGCTGCCGGACGCGTGGACGATGTTCACAACGATGAGCCCGGATCAGCAGGAAGCAGCGATCGACGCATCCCAGCGCCGCCTGTCTCTGCTGCGCACCATGTCGGTGCTGAAAACGCTCGACAACCACCTCCCGGAAGACACCCCGGCGAAGGCTGCGATCATCGCGAACGTCAACGCCCGCGACTTCGCATTCATCTTCAAGGTCTTCAACGAGTGGGCGGCGTCCGCTGGCGAGAAGGTCGAGGACGTGCCGGGGGAAGACTGACTCTCGCCCGAGTGCTGGTGAAGCACCGGGGCGAGATCGAGTTCGACTTCCGCACCACCCTCCACAGTTCGCTGACCGAGGTGATGAAGGCAGACGCTGCCGAGATGTGGCGGCTACTGAGAATCCTCCTCACCCGTCCCGATTCGCAGATCTTCGCCGCTGTCGCTGGGTGGGATCGGCCGGTGTCGATCGAGGCGTTCATGCTCGCATCCCTGTACACGGCGTGGGTGGGCGAACGACACCCGCTGCTGCCTGACGTCGCTGAGCGTTCTCTGTCCGACGTTGACATCCGTCTGGCCGACATGACTCTCGAGGCAATGAACCGGAGGTGACCTGATGGCTGGTGAGATCGCCGCCGCGTACATCGCGCTTCTTCCCAGCCTGCAGGGCTTTGGTTCGCAGATCGTCGCCCAGGGTGGTCCGCAGATTCGGGCCGCATCGGAGAAGCTGGGCAACCAGTCCGGCACAGCCCTCGGTGGGGCCCTGGGCGGGGCGGCGTCGAAGGCTGCACTGCCAGCGGTCGCGTCGATCAACGCCGCGGTCACGGAGGCAGGGAAGCAGTCGCAGAACTGGTTGACCGAATCCGCGACAGTCGCGGTGAAGAACGTCGCCCTGTACGGGTCGATGTACGCGGGCATTCAGCTGGTCAAGCAGGGCGTCCAGTCCATGTTCGACTCGATGGTCGGCTTCAACTCGGAGCTGCAGCAGGCCGATATCGGGTTCACCCAGATCCTCGGTTCGTCGCAGGCGGCGAAGACCGAGCTGGCATGGGTGAAGGACTTCGCCAAAGAGACCCCGTTCAACTTCCAGGACGTCCTGAAGTACGACCAGCAGTTGCAGGCGATGATCGGGGACTCGAAGGAGGCCCACGACGCTCTGCAGGCTGCCGGCGACGCTGCGGCGGGTCTGGGTCGCGGAACTGAGGGCGTCGCATCGATCGCTCTTGCCTTGGGGCAGATCGCGACGAAGGGGAAGCTGCAGTCGCAGGAGTTGGTGCTGCAGTTGGCCCAGGTCGGCATCAACGGGGTGAAGATACTCGCCGATCAGCTCGGCACGTCGACCGCTGACATCCAGGATCGGATGCAGCAGGGCATCCTCGATTCGGCGACGTACTTGCCGATCCTGATCAAGGGCATCGAACAGCAATACGCCGGTCTGCTGCAGCAGGACTCCGCGACTCTCGCGGGTGTGTGGTCGAACATCCAGGACACCTTGCAGCAGCAGTTGGCTGCCGCCGGTAAGCCGCTGTTCGACGAGTTGTCGAAGGAAGCCACCTCGGCGTTGGCGGCGTTGAACAGCCCGGAGGTGCAGAAGGACCTCGACGCGTTCGGCCAGTTCGCTGCGACCGGTGCGAAGGACTTGCAGGGTCTGGTCGGGTGGGCGTGGAACGGCCGCGACGCGTTCCTCGCTCTCGGGGTCATTATGGCGTCGCGGGCGCTGTGGAACTCGGAGCGGGTCAAGACATTCCGCACCGAGGTTGCCGCGCTCCGTCCCGCCTTCACCGGGGCCTCCAATGCGGCGCAGGCAGCAACAGTCGCACAGGCCGAGTACGAAGCGACTCTGCTCGCATCGGAGCAAGCGAATGCGCGGTCGAATGCTGCGCTGATCGAACGTGCTTCGGCGCAGGCTGCCGCTGCCGCTGCGGAACGTGAGTTCGCTCTCGCACAGGGCAACTTCGTAGCGTCCGGTGCCACAGAGATCACCACGGACGAGCGTGTCGAGGCCGCGACGGTCGCACGTGCTGCCGCTCTCGAGAGGCTCCGCCTCGCTGAGGCCGGAATCATCGCTACCGACCTGGATGCTGCCCTCTCAGCACGCCAACTCGCCGCCGCCGATGACGCAGCCGCGGCCGCGGCGACAGCGAACGCGGAAGCGCAGTCGATCAAGGCGAAGGCGCTGACCGGACTGAAAGGCATCCTAGGCAGCGTTGGCCAGATCGCCGGCCTCGCGATTGCAGCAGATGGCCTAAACCGTGTGACAACGAACGCGAACGATGCGGGGCAGGCAGTACTCGGCGTCGCGGAAGCCACCGGGGGCGCCGCGCTCGCAGGGGCAGCGTTCGGCACTTCCATTCCTCTCATCGGCACCGCGGCGGGTGCAGCGATCGGCGGCGTCGTCGGGCTGACGTCGGCCCTGATTAATCTCCAGGCTGCGCAGGACGCCTCGAACAAGGACACCGCTGGCACGGAGGACGCTCTCACCCACATCGGCGTCTCGGCCGACACTGCAGCGAAGTTCCTCTCGCATCTCACGAACGCGCAGCTGGACCAACTCGGCGGCTCTCAGGCGGTCGTGAATGCCATCCAGAACGGCGGTGCGGCCTATGATGCTCTGGTCGTCAAGCTCCGCGCCGCGAAAGCTGCGCAAGATGAGGTGGTCGCCGCTGACAAGGAGGCGGCAGACTACGCCGTGCTTCACGGGTCGGTCTATGACACATCGATCTACGACGACGACAAGAAGGCTGCGGAAGGCTATGCAGCAGCCCTGCGGGCGCTCAACGGCGTCGCGGCTGAGGCGGCATATTCGCAATTCAACGCAACGGAAGCAGCGAACGCCGCTACGGGTGCGTACGGGCAGCAGTCACTGGCCGCCTATCAGGCGGCGCTGGCAATCGGGACGATCCCGAGCCCGCTCGAACAGACGGGTATTGCCGCTGAGGGTGCTGCAGGGCTCGTCGGGTATCTGCTGAACTCGTTGACCGGTCTGCCAGTGAACACGCCGATCAACTTCTCCACGAATGCGACCGATGTGCTGCAGAAGATCTATGCCCTCCAGGGTGCGATCTCGGCGATCAGCCCGAACGATGTGCATGCTGAGGGTCGGCAGGCGGCGTACATCGCTGAGATCAATGCTCTGGAGAAGCAACTGCGGTCCGTGCTGACCTCTCCGGTGTCGGTGGCGCATGTCAGGTCGCCGTCCGGTGGTGGTGGCGGCGGCTCGGCGGCGGCGAATGCGGCGGCTTTGGCGGCGAAGGCTGCGGCTGAGGCTGCGGCGCAGAAGCTGAAGCAGGACCGGCAGGCGCAGCAGCAGTTTTCGGATGCGTTCGGCACGATCATGCAGTCCGCCCTCGAGGGTGACTTCGACCAGTACCGGTCGAAGCTGACGGACGAGATCACCTCGTTGACCCGTGACGGGTATAAGAAGGCTGCCGACGCGTTGACGAAGCTGTCGCCTGTGCTCGACCAGGCCGCGCTGGACTACGCGGCGTTGACGAACAAGATCAAGGCCGCCACTGACGCGGAGTCGTCGCTGACCTCGAAGATGCATGACCAGTACACCTCGACGGTGGATCTGATCAGCGGCCTCGGGAAGGTCACGGATGCGCAGTCGTTCGGCCAGCTGACCTATCTGCTGTCTTCCACGACCGATGCGGCCACCCAATACCAGGACATCCTTACTCAGTTGAAGGCCGAGGGTCTGTCCGCAGATTTGTGGGACCAGCTCGCGCAGGGTGGCCCTCAGTCGCTCGGATTGGCGCAGTCGATCCTCGCGCAGGGGCAGACCGGGGTTGACCAGCTCAACTCTCTGTCGGGCGGTCTCGTCGATGCTGCGGACTCGATGGGCACCCTGGTGTCGCAGTCGATGTACCAGCAGGGCGCCGACGCGATGCGGGCCTACATCGACGGCCTGAACTCGCAGCAGGCTGCCCTGGATGCGCAGCTGGTCACGATCGGCAACAACATCCTCACGCAGGCCGGAACGGCGATCACGCGCGGGACTACTGGTCTGACGCCGATCTCGAGCACCCCGACACAGACCGCGAACACCTACCAGGTGGCGCTGAACGTGAACGCGGCCGACTTCGGTGACATCCAGACGATCCAGGACTTCATTGCGATGCTCGAGTCATCTCCGACGACGCAGTTGGTGAACCAGGCAGGGACGGTGACTGACTGATGCCCACCCGCTCATGGTCACTCCGGTCGACGAACACGGCGAAGTTCGGGCTGAGCTGGTCGCAGTCGGGCGGCACCCTCTATGTGACGGTGCAGCGGTGGCGTGAGTCGACGGCGACGTTCAACAACTTCGCCCGCACCCTTGAGGTCATTGTCACCGGCAGCAGCCCGGAGACCACGAGCTCGTCGACGGATCAGTCCTTCCCGAGCGGCATGGCCGTGGGTACGTGGGTGAACACCGATGTCGTCAACTGGGCGTTCACGCTGCCTCTCGGGGTGTCGACGGTCAGCGTGAATGTGGTGTGGTCGCAGCCGGCATCGGACGGGTGGATCAACCAGAATCACACCGAGACGATCTCCATCACGCCGGTCTACGACGCGCCGGCCGCTCCGACGAGCGTCGCGGCGACGCGGGTGAGTGACGCCTCCGCGACCCTCGCGTGGACGACGCACGCGACCACGGATGCCCCGTACACATCGCAGGAGGTGTACCGGTCGGAGAACGGTGGCGCGGCGATCGACACCGCCGCTCTGTCGGGGTCGGCGTCGTCGTACACTATCGCGACGGTGGCGAACAAGAAGTACACGTTCACCATCCAGGCGAGGAACACCGCCGGGCAGACCGATTCGGTTGCCTCGAGCGTCCTCCTCACGACGCCAGCCGCTCTGACATCTCTGACTGGCGCGAAGGTGTCGGCCGGCATCAAGCTGACGTTCGCGAAACTCACCGCCCCGTACACCGAGGCGCAGATCCTTCTGGAACGCACGGCGGACGGTGGCAGCACCTGGTCGACGGTTCACACGTTCGACGCCGTCGACCTGTCGACGACCACCACGACCGACTGGACTGACACCGGGGCGCCCACCAGCGGGACGGTGCAATACCGCGCCACGGTGAAGACCAACGGTGGCACGCAAGGCACCCTATCGGCGGCGGCGACTCTCTCGAATGCACTGGTGCTGAACACGCCTCCGCTTGCACCGACGAACCTGAGCCCCTCGGGCCTGGTCGACGTCGCCTCTCCGGTGACGTTGGCGTGGGAGCACACCCCGTCATCTGATGGTGCAGCGCAGTCCTCTCGCCAGATTCAGTACTCGACCGATTCCGGCGCCACCCAGACCGATATCGTCGCCGGCGACTCGACGACAAGCACCTACGACTGGACGGTGTCGACCGGTTCGTTCACCGCCGGGCAGACGATCCAATGGCGGGTGCGTACGGCTGGATCGCAGGCGGGAACCTACGGAGCCTGGTCGGCCTGGCAGACGATCACGTTGCGGAGCTCTCTCACCGTGTCAGTGACCGACCCATCCGGAACCTGGGACGGTGGCGACATCGCGGTCGCATGGTCCGCCACCGAGTCGTGGGGATCTGCATCGCAGGTCGCGTACCGGATCGTCATGACCTCCGACGACGGCGTCGCGTTCGACTCCGGCACCATCACAAGCACCGCCGCTGCTGGCACGGTCCCTGCGGCCGCGCAACGGAACCTGACCGACTACACGATCACCGTCACGGTCACCGACAACTACGGACTGACGTCGTTGCCGGATTCCACCACGATCAGCACCGACTTCCTCGCGCCCGCGACGGTCGGCCTAGATTGGGTGTACGACGACGACCTGGGTCAGCTGGTGTTCACGCCGACGTTCGACCAGGAGACCTCCTCCGCACTCGACGACACGGTGTCGTGGATGCTTGAGCGGTCGATCGACGAAACGACCTGGACGGTGGTCGGCACCTATGACGGCGACGATCCGGTCCCAGACCCGCAGGTTCGGGTGGGTGCCGATTCGTGGTACCGCACCACCGGCTACACCAGCTTGGGCGTGGCCGGCGATCAGACCATCTACCTGGTCGAGCAAGCTGATGTGGTCTCGAAGTGGGCGTGGGTCGCCTACGGTGACGATCTCAGCAACCAGGTCCGCCTCGGATGGTCGCAGACCGTCGAGATCAGCTCGGGTCGCTCGTCCGACGTGTACGAGGTCGAGGGGCAGGACTTTCCGGCGTCGGTGTTCGGTGATCAGCAGTCGGAACGGTTCGCCGTGGTCGGGAAGCTGCTCTATAAGCGCTCGCCGGGGGCTGGACGCGTCAGCGACGCGCTGGCCACATCAACCGATGTGGATCTGCGCACCTTGGCGAAGACCGCCGGGGTGTGCCTGTTCCGTGCCGGCGATGGGGAGTACTGGAACTGCCGAATCACCGACATGAAGGTGACCCCGAAGATGGCTCAGTCTGGGCAGCCGGATCAGGCGGGGGTATCGTTCACGGTTGAGCGGGTGACAGCGTGACGCTCTCGGTCGAGCAGGCGTGGCGGTACGAGCTCTGGGACCGCACCACCGGCTACACGGGCAAGAATCTCACCGGCGCGATCGGCGGGTCCCTGGGGTGGCAGAAGAATCAGGCCATCAAGGGGCAAGGGTCCCTGAACGTGAAGCAGACCGACGACGGTGACCTGCTGAACGTGCTCATCCGTCCCGTGCTGACGCTGGATGGCGTCGACAGCCCCTTCGGGCTGTGGGTGCCGTCGTTCCCGAAGAAGTCGTTCGTGTCGTCCGGCTGGACTGGCACCGTTGATCTGGTGAGCATGGAGGCGCTGCTCTCCTACACGAGCGCTGCGTCAGTGGTGAACACGGACGATAGCATCACGGTCACGATCGATGCCGGCACGGTGCTGACCGATTGGATCACCGCGTTCCTGACCCGGATGGGGTTCACCCAGTTCGCCGTTCAGGCATCGTCGACGACGAACGACGCGCCGCTGTCGTGGACCCAGGGTGAGACTGCCCTGCAGGTGCTGAACTCGGTTCTGCAGGACTCGCTCGGGTATTCGTCGATCTATTCCGACATGAGCGGGACGCTGCGCTGCGACCCTTACGTGCTGCCGCAGGATCGGCCCGAATCCTTTACGGGTCGGCGCCCGTTCGACGTCGATGGGAACCCCAGGTTTCTGACGGCGTTCGACTTCACGGACAACGCGCCCAACGTGCCGAACCAAGTTCGTGCGGTCGGGCAGCCGGTGGGCTGGTTGCCTGGCCAGACGGCGGTGTCGGTGAACAACGATCCGTCGTCGCCGTACTCGGTCGCGTCGCGCGGCTTCGTGGTGGAGAAGATCTACTCGAACGTGTCAGCGCTGTCGCAGGATGCGGTGCAGGCGTACGCGCACCAGCAGTTGCTGAACCTGTCGAAGGACGGCCGCAAGGCGGAGGTGAAGCTGCTGCATCTGCCGGGGTTGGCATTGAATCAGGTGGTGCGGTTCAACACCCCTCGTGCAGGCGATCCGATGTTCGCGACCGTGGACTCCATGACCGTGGACACGAGCCCGACAGGTACCTCCGCAACCACGTTGACGGCGGTGACTGCTGTGCAGGATGAGACCGTCGCGTGACCATTGCGGTGAGGATCGTCGCCGTCCCGGACCGGGCAGACCGGGCCGCCGGGTTGCAGGCGACGATCGGCGGCCAGATCGTCATGGACGCTGGCCGTGATGGGGCGTTCCCGAATCATGTGCGGGCCATCGCTTCAGCCGGTTCGGCGACGCATGTGGTGGTTGTCGAGGACGACGCGATGGTGTGCGGCGACTTCCTCGAGCATGTGGACCGTCTGGTCGTCGAGCGTCCCGATCATCTGCTGGGCCTGTATGTGGGCAGGACGCACCCGAGACTGATTCAGCCGGTGATCGAGGAAGTAGCCGCGCCGGGCTGGCTGGACGACGCCCGCCTCACCGATCGGCTGCGGTGGGCGGTCAGCTATGTGATGCCGACCGTCGACATTCCCGCGGTGCTTGATCATCTGGCCCACGGTGGCCAGCACGCCTGGCTCGGGACCGATACCCGGCTCGGGGCATGGCATGCAGGCCAGGGCAGACTGTCGTACCCGTTCCCGTCGCCCGTGGATCACGACGACACGCTGCCGTCGATGACATCGCATGGAAAGTCGGGGAGGACGGCATGGATGCACTGCCAAGCGTGACGCCCGCGCCCGCGCCGGGCTCTACCTTCGCTGACGCGTACGTGACGTCGCTCGACCCGCTTCTTGTGCAGCTCGATGGTGCGGCGGAAGTCGCTGCGGACTCTCTCATTGACGTGTCTCTCCTGGCCGTGATGGACCGTGTGCGGTGTGAGCTGTCGGGTCGCCGGGTGATTGTCCATGGTCGCGCGACCGGTCTGGTGTTTCCGTACTACACCCAGGCCGAGTTGGACGGCGGCCAACTCGATACGCGCTATTACACCGAGTCCGAGATCGACGCACTGTTTCATAGCCCCCCCGGAGTGACCCCCTCGTCAGTGGTGGTCGGCTCCGGCTCGGCGTCGGTCGCGGCCGGTGGACTGGTCTCCTTTACGGGAGCGTCGAGCGTGTCGCTCAATGGCTTGTTCGACGGCCTGGGCGGGGACGCCTACCAGGCCATCGCATGCGGAGTGACCTCGAACGGCTCTGTCGTCGGATACCGGCTTAGGGCGGCCGGCACGGATGTGTCGGGGACCGTCTACAACCGCACGGCCGTGTATACCTTGCTCGCTTCAGGGCCAACACGATCGAGTGCGACGAGCTCGAATATCCTGACCTACCTCGACCCCACCAATGGCGGCAGTAGCGCTATTTTCCAAGGCACCGTCAAGCTGTTCCGACCCGCCGTTAACGTCAAGACGTTCGCCGTGACCGAGGCTGTAACAGACGCAACCGCTGATCTTTACAACTGGCGCGAGGCGTCGGTGGCAGCCGCGAGTGTGGCTGATGGCCTCACTCTGCTGTGTGCACAGGCTGGTGTCACGATGACCGGTTGGATCAAGGTGGTGAAGATCGCATGACCGCTCTAGAGGACATCACGCCAGAGGGCTCACTCGCTCCCGTGTTCCACGACCCGGCCCCGCTCACCCCCGTGAACGATGCACCCGACATCGGCTCACAGGAGACGCTCCGCGCCTCGGCGATGCAGAAGCTCATGGCCGGCGCGCCGCTGACCGAAGACGAGGCATCCATCATCACTGGTGCGGCGAAACCGGCTGCCGGAAACGGTGGTTCGACGCCGACATCCACGGGTCGCATCCGCTAGATCCCGACCTGCCCTACTTTCCTGGCCCCGCACACCGCGCGGGGCCTTCCCTCTTCCATGCAAGGAGCAATCACATGGCTGAGATCATCATCAACCCATGCGAGGGCGCCGCTGATATCAACAACTGGGCGGCTCACGTGAAGGCAGCCGGCGCGTCCGGAGGCGGAGACGACTTCAAGGTGGCCCGCGACCACATCCTCGTCGCGCCCGCCTCAGGCGTCGTGACGCAGGCCGGCGGCGACACCTTCAACTCGATCATCATCAAGATCGACGGCGACCCGGCCGGCCGATCAGTGCGACTGTGCGAGAACGCCAACGTGCACGTCAAGAAGGGCCAGCACGTCAAGGTCTTCGACGTCATCGCAGAAGGCACACTGTTCCGTGAGGGCGAGTACAAAGCCACCCACATCAACGGCATCAACTCGAAGGGTGTCCGGATCCCGTTCCTGCCGATGGTGACGATGACCAAGGCGGCCGCGCATGCCGCCCTGACGCCGCCTCCGCTGAAGCCGACTGAGCGACGTGTCGGCATCGAGAACTCCCGCCGCCGCACGGACGCCAAGCTCAATGCGCCAATCGGTGCCGTCCCGCTGAACGCCGGATCCGTCCACACCGTCATGGGGTGGAAGGACGGCGACGCTTACGAGGGCAGCACGGTCTGGTTCGACGTTGACGGCCTCTGGTCGCACTCGAAGACCTTCACCGATGCGGGAATCCACGACCTGGCGGACCTGAGCCCTGCACCCCCGGCCGAACCTGCCCCGCCCGTCGAAGCGCCTCCAATACAGGCACCGCCAGCCGACCATGATCAAGGTCAGCAGGACCAGCCGCCTGCCGAGCTACCGCCAGCTGCTGACGACACACCCACCACCTCACCGCCCCCGCCAGCAAAGCCCGTCAGCACCATCGGCTGGGTCGCGACCATCATCGGGATCATCGCTGCCGCCGCGATCGGTCTGCTCGGGTGGATCAGCGGGTGGGGCAAATGAGCATCCTCGGGCCCGTGGGCCGGTTCTGGCTGCGTTTGTTCCTGCTCATCGCAGAACCTCGCGTGATCCGCCTGGTGATGTTCACCGCCTACTGCTGCTTCGCCGTCCTCGGCACCTTCTACCTCCTCAACCTCCCACCCTCATTCGAAGGCGTCCTAGGCACCGTGGTCGCGGTCATCTTCGGCGGATGCCTCGTCGCCGGCGGAGCCACAGGCCTCATCGCCGTACTTCCCGCCATGTGGTGGCTGGAACGCCTCGGCATCGTCCTCCTCTGGACGGCGCTCGCGGAGTTCCTGATCGTCGCGATCGGGTTGGGAGCATCGACAGCGACGGTCGCGATCGCACTCGCGTTCGCCTTGCTGCTCGTGAACCGTTGGCTGTCGGAAGCCGACCGACACGTGCGGGCTGCACCTTGAGCGCAGATGACGTCCTCCGTGTCGCCGGAGCCATCGTCGCGCTCGTAGGCGGCCCTACCACCGTCGCCCTGCTCGTGCGGACCGTGTGGCAGCGGTGGACAGGTCGGGATCACCGGCGCGAGGTCCGCAACCGCACCATCGACCAAGCCGACCGCGAGCGGCGCATGGCACTCGAGTACGCCTCTGAGCTGATGCGTCAGCTCCTCGCGAACGGTATCGAACCTTCCCCCTGGCCGGCCGAACTCGGCCGCGCCCCCCGCATCACACGAAAGAAGGAATCATGAACTGGATCAAAGAGAACCTCACCGGCCTGCTGTCGTTCATCATCGTCGTGCTCACGGCGGTGCAAGGTCTGAAGGACTTCGGTCTCATCAGCGACCTGCAGTTGGCGGCCCTGATCGCGTCGTCGATCGTGGTCATCATTGTGCCCCTGTTGAAGGTGACGTGGGCGGGCGCGTTGAAGACCAGCCTCGACCTGTTCGGTGCCGCGATCGTCGTCGCCATTCCCTTCATCGCGCTCTGGATCACCGCGACCCCTGTGACGAAGGATGCCGTCGTTCTGATGATCATCGGCTTCGTGAAGGCGATCGCCACCGAGTTCGGCGTGCAGGTGCGCACCGACTGGGGTGCAGCCACCCCGAAAGCACTCGCCGCCTGACCGATGCTCCCGCCACTCGGCGGCCTGATCCTCGGCATCTTGACCCTGGCCGGTGTGACCTGGCTGTGGTGGAGGGCACCAGGCCGCAATCAGGGCCTCGTGGAACAGCAGCACGTACACCAGCGACACCCGTTCGACCCATGAAGGTCGACCGCAACACCCCACAACCGAATAGCGATCTGGCGCACCAGCGCCGCTCAACACCGATCCGTCCGAGGAGGACACCATGAAGACAGGCAGCACCAACATCACCGAGCGTGTCGGCAAGACCGTGCTCTACACGCTGACCGAGGAAGATGCGCGCGGCATCATGCAGCGCCGCCAGCAGCTCGGCCAAGCGATCGCCGGCGGGAACGACGTACGCGAAGGCGACACCTACCCGGCGCTCATCGTTCGCGACTTCGGCCTCAGCGGGTCACCCGCTGCGCAGGAGGAGCGCACCCGGCAGCTGAACCGCACGCTGACAGCTCGATACCGCAAGAGCCAGGGCAAGGCCGATGCCGAGGCGCTCGCCGAGCCTGGCTACCCCAGCGAGTACGCGAACATGACCGAGGCCGAGTTCCAGCGCCACAAGGCGGCCGAGATCGAGAAGATCCAGGCGTCGTGGATCGTTCAGGCGCTCCAGGCCTCCGTGAACCTCCGGGTCATGCTCGACGGCCATGACGACTACTGGGCGACCAGCCGATCGCAGTTCGATCCCATGCAGCACGGGCGCTGGGTTCGGGACTTCGCAGAGGACGAGACGCCCGACAAGCGCAACTCGTCCGACTGGGAGCCCGACACGCGCGGGCACTGGCAGGTGATCGCCTGATGGAGTATCTCGGCGACTTCCCGCCCTGCCAGCATCGCTTCATCAACTCGAATGGCATGATCATCTGCCAGTTCTGCGGGATGCTCTCGCAGGCCAATCGCACTCTTCAGCAGCGGATCGACTCGGCTAGCACTCGGCTCCGCTGAGCAACACGAAAAGCGCCCCGGCGCCCCTCATCTCGAGGTGGCATCGGGGCGCTTTTCGGCATTCCCGCCTACTTGTCCGCGGTTGTTTCCGGCACCCGCTCCACACCCAGCGCGCCATTCATGCGGATCGCCTGACGAATCTCCACCATCAGGAGTTCGAGAACGAATGTGGTGACAGCTACGCCGATCAGGGCGCCGCCGATCCATGACCAGATGGTCGGCCCGGTGAGGTCTGGGGTGGCGAGGACGTTCGTGTCGTCAATGATGCCTTGGACGCTCGACTGAGCGGCCGCAACGATGATGACGCCTGCAACGAGAGCAAGGATAGAAGTGATACCAAGAGGGCGCATTTCACGGGTCCATTTCTTCAGGGGTATGGTGCTAGGCCGCGGCGAGAACTCCGCGACGTTTCGCTCCATCTGGGACTTTGGTATATATCTGGGTCGTGGCTACCGAGGCGTGGCCGAGCAGTTCCTGAACCGCACGGATATCGCCTCCAGTCCCTTCATACGCCACCGACGCGAATCGATGCCGCATGGGGTGAGCTGTCACACCTTCCGGGAGGGCTCGGGAGATCAGCTTCGAGACGTAGGCGGCTGACAGATGCCCATCGATTTGGCCGACGAACACGTAACCTTCTGGCATGCCGAGTAGGTCGGCGGCAAGTCCAGGGTTCAGTGGGACGATGCGAGTCTTGTCTCCTTTGCCGTGTGCGGCAAGCGACCATCCCACGAGGTCGCGGATGAGGTCGTCAGTGTGGACGACAGCGATTTCGCAGCACCGGAGTCCAGCTTGTGCTGCAAGCCGGATCATCAGTCGCACGCGCTCGTCAGCAATCTCCAGCCCTGCGGCGACATCTTCCTCGGACGCAGGCCGCGGCACACCCGGGGGCACGGCGATCTTATGGAGCTTCTTCGTCGGGTTCTTCCTGATCCGTTTCTCTTCGCGCGCCCATCCGTAGAAGGCTTTCAGGGTCGTGCGGATGGATCGCTGGTAGCCGGCGGACCAGTCGCCAGATCCGAGGTAGTCGATCAGGTCGTCGCGTTTCACCGCGTACGGGTGCGGGTGCAGGGTCGCGAATCGGCGGAGGTGATAGGAGTGCAGCTTGATCGTGCCTGGAGACGTGTGTGCGCTGCGAAGCCATGCGTAATAGTCGTCAAGTTCCCTCAGCCACGCTGCCGGGGGATGGATGCGGGTGTCCATCCCTGCCCAATCTGGCACCAGGCGTAACGGCCGTTCTGCCCCCACTTTTGGTCACGCTGCCCGTGAACGAGGCCCGGATCGGTCGGCACGATTTCGGGGCCGCAGCACCGCTACGGACCCATATCCAGTGGGTTCCGGGTTCAAGTCCCGGGGGGTGTACGAAAGCCCCGCAACCTCTCGCCAGGTGCGGGGCTTTTCTAATACCCGAACGGGGACTCGGCGAGGGAGC